CCTGGGCTCTTCCGGCTCATCGGAGTCCAGACGAATAAAGCCGCCCTGCCTGAACCGCATGAGCGCCTGGGAGGTCGTATCCACGAAGTCGTCGTTGTCGCCGTTGGGGAACGACGCAACCTCCTCAATCACCTCCCTGGCCCACCGCGTGTCCGGTGCCCAGACCATGCCCGAGGCAAAGAGATCGGCTACCGCGTTCAATCTTACTATCTTGTCATTGCCGCGACTAGGGTTGGTCTCCTGTACAGGGATGCCCATGCTGCGCAGCTCCTGGATGAGCGGGGCGCCGGCAGCTTTCTTCTCCACGATGAACGCGTCGGGCTGCCATTCTTTATAGTGCTTGAGCGCTGTGGCTTTGAGCTCCGGAAACGCCATCCTGTCCTTGAACGCGTCGAGCAAAATCACCTGCGCCCGATCGTCCTCTTCCTCGTTGTAGAAAACGCCCCACGTAGTGCACGCCGAATAGTCGGCGCTGGTCTTGGCCTCGAAAGCCGTGTCCCAAGACTGAATAAGGTACTCGCACCTGGGCGGATCGTCCAGGGGCCACACCCTCCAGGAGCTGCGCGAGACGATAGCGGCGTTGTTGGATACCGGGTTCTGCATGTACTGGGCATTCCAGTACTGCGGGTCCATCGAGGCTTTTTTGGACTTGAGCGACTCCAGCGGCCACTGCTCCGGCCAGAGCGACTTCTCGCTGTCCGTATCCTCGTTCAAGATGGCCGGAAGCTCCACCACCTCCCAAGGCTCTGAGTCGGGGTTCTTCGTCTGATAGTCGAGTAAGCGCCCTGTCAGGTCCAGCTTTCCCCAGCGGGTCATGATGATCAGTATGGCGCCCCCGGGCATCAAGCGCTGCAACGGGCCTGTCTGGAACCAGCTCCATGCGGTATCGAACGCAAGGCGAGAGTTCGCCTTTACGTCCTGCTCGCTATGAGGATCGTCAATAACAAAGAGATCAGCACCACGACCAGCCAGAGCGCCACCGACACCAGCAGCGTAATACTGGCCCCCCGCACTTGTACTCCACTTGCCTGCAGCTTTTTGGTCATCGGCAATCTTCGTCTCAGTGAACAGGGACTTGTACTCCTCATCGTCGATGAGGTTCCTTACGCGCCGGCCAAAGTCCTCGGACAAGCCTGCGGTGTGCGTGCCCATGATGATCTTCTTCTGGGGGAACTTGCCCAGGAAATACGCTGGGAACAGGTAGCTGGAGAACTCAGACTTGCCCATCCTTGGCGCGATGTTGATGATCACGCGCTTTTTCTTGCCGGAAATCACGTCGGCAAAAATCTTTGCCAGCTTCCTGTGGTGTGGGCCGACCTTGAACCCAGGATACACCGCCTTGGCAAACTCGATCATGTCCGCCCGGGCGCTTTCCTTCCTCTGATGCTCTTCGGCTTTGTCGAGCAGCTGCAACGCTTCGAGCTTTTCCAGCGCGGACAGCTTGCTCATGTTCATGAGCAGCGCCTTGGCCTGATTAGGCGTCAGGGGCGGATTGGCCGTCATCTTGTTGTTTTTCTTCCACGTCGATCGGCTCTGCGTCAGAGACGTTCATGAACTTGGCGAGCTTTTCCTTGAGCTTGCGGTCGATCTCTTCTTCGGTGAGATCCGTCTTCTTGACCTCAACCTTCTCCGTAAACAGCCCGACTTCCGTCACTTTGCCCAAAAGGCCGAGCGCCTTGAGGCGGATGTTTGCGCTGGGGTTCTCGCACTCTTCCAGGAGCTTGGCCACTGTATACCCGCGCAGCTGCTTTGCCTGCTGTACAAATTCCCAGTCATACGCTGTCAGCATGCCTACAAGATGCCGAACGGCAGCGGGGGTCTCGATCTGGGCCAACTTGTGGTGTGCCGACTCGTCTTGCGTGACTACCGCGTTGAACGCCTGCCGGGCAGCCTTTTGCTCCAGCTCAGAGATGACGGTGCTTGTTTCGGGGGAGCCCAGGGATTTGAGGAAATCGGCGGTGCCCACCTGGGCGTCGATGATTTGCGCGGCTGACAGTTTTTCAGGCGCGACAACACCCTCGTCCAAAGCGACGATTTGCGGGTCAAAGTCCAGCAAGTGATTAAGCATGTGCGGATTTAGGGTGGCCCCTTGCTCACCGATGGCCCCGAATGTACACTGACTGCGGCAGGTTGGCAATGTAGCAGTTGCCCATTTGCTTCTCCTGATGGGTGTCAGAACCCTTTACCCCGGTCCGAGCGCCGGGGTTTTTTACGCCTGTACTTGTCTAATATTAGACATAGGTTATGTAAATTTTTTATAGAAATTTTTGGCAGGGGTCGTTTTGGCGTGGGGAAAACGAGTTCTGGTTTGCGGTGGTGTGTTTTGGCTTGGAGGCTTACACGGAGATTACGGAAATGGTGGGAGTCGATGCGAAACAGTGTTCGTGTAGTGCCGTCGGCCCGGCCCAAAAATGGGGTGGTGCCCCCACGGTGGGGTCAAAAGTACTCAGATTTTGGCCAAAAACGCCACCGTCGAGGCCTATCGTTTAGGGGTCGCAGCACAATAGAGGCTGTCACGGTGAGGATTGGCCTTGCCGGACATCAACCCAACAGGAGTTCACCATGTCGAAACTGACAACCGCCCAACAATCCGCCGTCAACGCATACGACGCTTTCCTCAAGACCGGCGCCACCTACGGCCAAGCCATGCGCGAAGCGGCGAAGTCCCTCGGTGGGACACCATGTCCCACGTTCCTCGGTGAGCTGGCCAAGGTACATGCCAAGCGCTACGAGTGCAACTACACGTGGAATACGTCGGGCAGTGCCGTCTTCTACAACGGCGACGAGTCGACCCGTGAGACGCGCAACGACAGCGCCAGGAAGTCATGGGAGCGTAACGTGATGGTGTGGTTCAAGCCTGAGCGTGAGGCAGCGCCTAAGTCCAGCGCCCGTATCAGCCGCGAAGCCCGCGAAGCGGCCAAAGCCTACCTCGCGCAGTTTGAGTCCGTGAAGGACGCGATCGCTGCGCTGAAAGCCATTGCGTGATTTGCGTGGGACAGCGTGTCCCACGAAGTTTGATAACTTTTTTGAATGGCCATGCTCGGGCGAGGGCTGGCCGCTGTTTCATTCTCTGTCAATCCACGTCAACCGATAGCCCCACGCTATCTTCTATCAATCCGTCAAAGCCATAGCTTTTCTCAATCAGGAGTTCACCATGTCCAAGCTCATCACCGCCTACCGCAAGTGCCCCACGCCCACCAACCGCAAGCGCCTTCAAGACTACCTACGCAAGCACATGATGGCTGTATGCCTTGCCACCCCCGACGAGATCGCCTTCCTCAAAGCCAACGAGTTCCAACTATGACCCGCCGCCAATACATCGCCCGACTCCGCCAACTGCGCGAAGCCATCTATTCCACCCTCCCACCCCACGAGCAGCGCCGCGTAACCCAGCTCAAACAAGCCCGCGTCGACTGGATCGCCTGGAAAACCGCCCGTGGGACAGGCTGTCCCACCATATGAAACGCAAAAAATGCTCGCACTAGATTCCGTCAGCTCTCCCGCAAAAATAAGCGTGTAAGTTGTTGATTTCAAAGGGATTGTCTGAATCGTGTCTCCTATATATATCTATACAAAACATTATTAAAGAAAGAAAGAGAGTTCCGTGAGCACTCAACAAACAAAAACAAAATTAAATTTTCAGTTTTGCCTTCTGGATGTGTCTTTTTAGATGGATACATGGGATAGTTGGCTGGTTCCGCCCTGGAATCAACGACTTACAGAACTATTTCAGCTGCACTCGTGACGGAAAGAAGGTAAACTGTCGCTTTTCGACCCACCAACTGAAGGAATCATGAAAGATCCATACGCAAAATTTGACGGAATCAGCTATCGGGACATCCAGTGGAAGCTGCGGAGCGAGCAGATGCCCGAAGACCTCGTCGATAAGACCCTCGAAGCTATCCGCGCTTCCCGCCAGGAGCGCAGCGACGCCAAGCGACGTCGACGTGTGAGTGACCTTGCTTGGGGCGAAGTAATCTTCGCGCTGCAGCACGAGCGCAAGATTGTTCGGTCAATGGTGCACTACAAGACACGGACTCCAGCACCCGAACGTGATGAGCTTGTCGCCGCGTACCATGCGGCACTCGCCAAGCTGTACTCCCAACTCACACTCCTTCGCAGACGTGGCGGAATGCCTGAGCACACTCACTGGACAGACTTCGTTCCGCAGCACATCAAGGACGCGTTCATTCAGGAGTCGGCAGCTATCCCGCCACGAGCAAAGGCAAAGTTCAAGGAACCATTCCAGCGGACTCTGCCCATCGACCTACGCAATAGACGTCATGCCCGGCTTCTTCGGCGCACAAACGCAGAGATGGCCACCGCCAAGCTACGGCTGGAGTCAGACCCAGACAACGCTCGGGCGGCGCGAAAGGTGGAAGTGCTCGACAAGGCGCTCAAGCGCATTCGACTAATGGACAGCACGGCACATGTGCCGGATCACTGGTGCGACATAGTGCCCGAGTTGCTGGTCGGCAACGCCGATCTGGCAAGGGATGAGCCGAAACCCCCACGCAAGCCCGCGCCAGATCGCAACAAGCTGGGCGGCA